CTGTTAATTAACACTGTTAATATTGTTAAACTTTACTAATTTTGTTAACATTTTTGTGCCTGTTATTGTTTCACGTGGAACAACCTGTTATTAATGTTTCACGTGAAACGAAGTGTTAAAAAGATTAAAATTTTCAATTTAAGAACTATTAACAAAAATAATTTGGTGGTTTCGTGAAAAAGTCGTATCTTTGCAGCAGAAATTAAAAGTTAAACAGTTAAATAATAAGTATATGGCAAAGTATAAAATTTCGTTAGAAAGTGAAATCCGTGTATCTGTAAAGGGTATCACGGTTAAAACAGAATCAGCAAAAGCTACAGAATTTGTTGAGGGTGTTTTCAAAGACGTGGCAAAGTAATGTACAATCACGAAATTAATTGTATGAAAATAAACCACATTAATAAATTAACAGATATTGTTTACACTATTTGCACATCGAAAGACAGTTTAAACCACATTTTAGAAATGGGTTATTGTGTTACACAGGTTTGCAATAAATTGTGTGACGATGTTTGTACTATTCTTACGTTAACACAGGCAGGCGAAAGAATCGGTTAATATTAACAGCCTGTGGGGTAACACTCACAGGCATAAACACATATAGATATGGAACATAGTTATTTTAAAATCACTTTGAAACAGGTTAATAACGTTACCGTTTATATGGTACGTTCTGACAAAGTAAGCGAGTTCTTTAACAACAAAATAGACTATCTTTCAGGGGATTGTTCTATAACTGTTAAAGGTAGATTCCCAACACACAAAGACAGTCGTAAATGGTTTGTAGTTTCACCAACAGAAAAGAGATATGAAAAAGATTAAGTATTTTAGCCTGTCTGAGTTTTTGAACTCAGCAACAGCAAAACGTTTGGGGATTGATAACGTCCCTACATTTGAGGTAGTAGATAACTTGAATAAGTTAGCTGATTATTTAGATGTTATCCGTGAAAAGGTAGGTAAACCGATTCTCATTTCTAGTGGTTTCAGATGTCCTGTGTTAAATAAGGCTGTAGGTGGTGTTTCTAACAGCCAACACCAAAAGGGCTTAGCCGCTGATTTGATTTGTGCCGATATGAAATCTTTGGAAAAGGTTCTGAGAGAAACAGGTGGTTTTGATAAACTTATTAAAGAACACTGCAAAGGTTCTAAAAGTTTTTGGTATCATGTTTCTGTTGCACCACGTAACGGCAGACCACGTCAACAGATTATTATGAACTTAGAAAAGAAATAAATTATGCAAAAAGGTTTTAAGGTTTTACAGGATTCTATTTCAGCTTCCATTGACAATTTAAAGTTTGTAGCAGAAAATACTACAGGCAATAACGGTTTGTTGCTTAACTCTATAATAGATACCCTACAGGCACAAAAGAAAGTTATTGAATATCTTTCTAACTGTTTAGATACAGAAATGGGTATTAAAAACAGATGTTTCGATTTCCTTTGCAAAAAGGGTTTAATGAATGAATTTTATAGCAAATAAGAAAAAGGGGCGGCATTGGTTACCGTCCCTTTTCTTTTATAGATAAACACCGTTTTCAAGTTCTGAAATAATGGTGTTATATTCATCTACCAACAAATTAACCGTGTTCAAATCTACGTTTTCAAACTGTGCATAGCCTGTTACGTCCCCGATTGTTACGGATTCCTGTGTATTGTTCACAGGCTTATTTATTGTGGTGTTCTGCGTGATAATAACATAAGGCTCTAAACCGTACAAAATTTGTTCGTCCCATTGCGTACCACCTACAATATTTAATTCTGTTGTACCTGTCTTGTAAATAACATCACGTGACAAAGAAAAACTTTCTAACTGAAATACAACACCGTCACAGGACAAAAACGCTACTGCATCACCTGTAATAACGTTCACTTTGAAAGATAGATTTACCGTTTTACCGATATACTTACTATCTATAGCAACAAAGCCACGGCACGGAATAAACACAGAAATTTGTGCGTTATAGTCTTCCGAATTACCGTTCAAACCTGTTAACGTCACATCGCCAAAGTCTAGCGTTATAACGTCCTTTTCGGGTGTTTGTACCGTTATACCTGTGTTGTAGTTACCGCACCGCAAAGAATCTGTGCCTGATACAGGAACGTTTGTAAAAATGCGTCTGATACGATTTACATAAATTCCCAAATTAACTTCTTCATAAATTCCCTGTGTATCGTCTTTTATCTCAAAGAAACGTTGTTTAGAAAATGCGTCCAAATTGTCAAGAGTCACACAATAAACGTGTATTGCGCCATAATTACGTCCAACAGGTGTTATAATACTAGCTACAGACTTAATCGTTATAGACACGCAAGAATCGGGCACAGGGAACGAAATAACACCACCTGTAACACTTATCGTAACATCTTTCGTTCCATCAAACCAAATAAGATTACACGAATCTAGTTTGTAATTTGTAAGCGGTGCAACAGTCAAATTTAATGTGCTACCTGTCTTAATTGTCTGTGGCTGTGGTGAAACGGTACAATTTGTCACATTATACGTAATTGGCACGTCTTTCTGTGGTGTTTCGGGTATAAACGCACCTGTAATAGTTACGGTTTCATTTGTGGCAACAGGAACACTAAATGTTGCTATTTTACCGTTAACGTCCATATTTCCTGTTGTTTCCGTTCCACTTTCGTTTTTATAAGAAACTACGGGAACACCTGAGAAAACACCATCTGTGTTACCTGTCAACGTAATATCGAAATTTTCACCGTTTTGTACATAGTTTGCAGTAGTTCCCGAAACGTGGTTTGTTATTGTCAATTCTTTCGGTTTCGGTGTGAAAGTTCCGTTTATCGTTACTTCTTCGTTTGTTTTTACAGGAACACTAAATGTTGCTACGTTACCGTTAACGTTCATAGTTCCCTGTACGGTTTCGTTATACGTGTTCTTGTAAGTAACTACAGGAACAACCGTAAAAGTTCCGTCTGTGTCACCTGTCAACGTAATATCGAAATTTGTATCGTTTTGCACCGATACGGCATTTGTACCCGAAACGTTATTGATTATCTTTAACGTTTTAACTGTAGGTGTGCCGCCACGTGCGTTTAAGTAACATTGCATTTCACCGCTATTTGCAGTTCCAAAGGTCAAACGTTTAGAGAAATATTTTCCATCTGATGAAATACCGTCAATATCGCCTTTAATAACCTTTGAATTATCACCAGCAGAAACACGTGACAGGTTAAACTTAGTAACTTTTGTTGTTCCACTACTCAGACGTGAAATGTAATTGTAATCACCGTCATTTGGCAAAAAATAACAACCGTCCCCCGCTTTTCCGCAAAAGCGGATAATGTTACCGTCTGTATCGTAATTTTCACTACTTACATCTGTGATGTTACAGTTTGTAAGATGATAATTTATTTTATAACTAGCCATTACTTATTTCCTTTTATAGTTACCATTATAATACTGCCTGTTTCGTTTAATAGTTCCTTATTCGGGAAATCTAACTTTCTTACGTTTGGTCTTACATCGACCACGTTTGCACGGTTTGAAAGATATTTGTTAACGTTTTCACCCTGTGTCAACGTTCCACTACTAGCGAGTATTTTATCTTTGTACGTGAAAAGCACGTCCACTTTTAAATGTACCGTGCATAAGTCACCATCTTGCGAAATTTCTTTCACGAAATAATAACGGTTTAAACTTTCGATATAAACGTAATTAAAAGTAACAGGTGTGCGAGTTCTGAATCTTACTACAGGTGTTAACACGTTAAAACTAGCATTTAACAATCCTGTGTACTCGCTGTTTTCCTGTAGGATTTTGTTTACTTCGTTTGGTTTACCGTCATAAGTGAATGTCTTAATTTTAACCATACCTTTAAAGTTTAAAAGGGTGTTTCCTGTGATATCAACTACAGGAAAACACCCTCAACAGTTAAACAACCCAAATTAGGCAATAAAGAAAACTACAAAGTTCTCGTTTGTGTCGTTAAAATAACCGGCATCGAACTTGTAATAGTTATTGAAAAACTCAGCCTTTGCGTTATAGTTGGTTGTTACTCGCTTATCCAAGTTAGTAACACCCAAAGCGTCACGGTCAAACATTACACCGAGTACACCACTAATAGAAACGGATGCACCGCTTGCACTCTTCACATCAATCTTTGAAACGTGTTCAAAGGCGTAATCTTTGCCTGTAGCTTGCCAACTAGCCACGGTCTCAGCCTTTGGCAACAGAACGTTCTCATCGTGGAACGTGTCAGCATACAGGTAAGTTTTTGCAGCTGCTGCGAAATCTGACAAAAGAACTGTGTGCAAAACGTCCTTTGGTGTGAAACGCTCCTTACCACCTACGTTAAACAGGGTGGAAATGGTCTGCAAACGGTCTGAGTACAAGCCCATAATATACGCTGCAAAGCGGATAAAATCGGGTGTGGTAATAGCTGTTGCTGCTGTAAGTTTTGCGCCTGTCTTGTCATTGTAAAGTTTCAACAGGTTTACACATCTAACAGTACTACCCGAACTGTAGTCCACGGTTTCGTGTGTTGAAGGAACAAAGCCAAAAGCGGTTTTGTCTGCGTCCAAAGTTTCTGCAATCATATTGTTAATTGTACGCATTACCAAAGCGTCTGTCTTAATCGTCATTGATTTCTCAACAGCGTTATAAATCATAGACAGAAAACCGTTTAACTGTGCTGCACTGCTGAAAGATTCTTTAACCTGTCTTTCGGTGATAGATACAGGAACTTCGAAAGTTACCTTTGAGTTAAAGAACTTGGCAGAAACAGTTGGTTTGTGAAACACGTCCTGTTTGTACTCTGTACCGTCTTTGAGATTCCATGTATCGTTCTCTTCAGCTTGTGGAACGTCTGCTGAAATCTTTTCCAAAACAGAACCAAATTCCCACGCATCCATCAAAACAGATGGAACTTTGCCACTGTAAGGACGGTTTACGAAAACCACTTTGCCGATATGGTTTACAAGTGATTTAACGTAATTGTCAACGGAATTTTGATTAAATACCTCATTGCCCAAATCAACGATACCTGTGAGGTCGTCCTTTACCAAATCGGTTCTGCCCAAAACCTCAGATGAAACGCTATTAATAAGCGTATAAATTTGCTTTACGTCCATTTTTATAAAATTAAGAATTAATAAATATCTAAACTAATTTCTTTTGCAATCTCTGTTACCACCTGTGTTTTAAAGTTGGTCTTTCTGAGATTCATTTCTTTTTGAATAATTTCACTAGTAGGAATGCTAGATGGAACACCGCTTTTAACACTTGTTTTCGTGCGTGTCTCTTGTCTGTTCCCTGTGGAATCTCTTTGCTGTTTTGTGTCATTGCCGAAATCTCCATTATTAAACGTTACACTTGAATCGACCGTGTTATTATTTCCTGTTTCGTCAACTGTGTTATTTTCGGTAACAGTTTCGTTTGAGGTTACAGGATTTAACACATTATATTCATTATTAAACACTTGAATCTGTTTTTGCCATTCATCAAATTTAACTGTAATGATACCTTTTATAATATCGGGTGCAGTTTCGTTTGTGATAGCGTCAACTAGTTCCCTATTTCCATATTTGAAACGTAAATCCATATCAAGTAAGACTGGAGTATCTTCCCCGAAAATTGATTTGTACAAAACAGGAAAATTAGGCTCAAATATGGTTTCAAACAAACCGTTATCCACCGTGAAAAATTCTTTAATTTTCATTTTCGTTTTCCTCTTCTTCTGTTTCTTGCGTTTCTTCTGTTTCCGTTTCTGTTTCTTCTGTTTCTTGCGTTTCTTCTGTTTCCGTTTCTGTTTCTTCTGTTTCTTGCGTTTCTTCTGTTTCCTCATTTTCGTTTTCGGTTACAGGGTCAACGTCTTCTGTTTCGGTGTGTTCGTGTCCGTCTTCTGTTGCTTTGAGTAACGATAAATAGTTTTCGTGCTCAATCTTCCAACTAGACCCCAAAGTAACGGTAATGTCTGTACCAAACATTTCGTTAACTCGCTTAACACCCTCAACACGTTCTGTTAACATTGAATCAACATAAGGCATTAACGCATCAATATTCATCGAAACTTCTTGCGTGTTCAAACGTTCACGTTTCATATTGTAATTTGCGTTTAAACCCAAATCGTTAAACATAGACGCTTTATAGTACTGCAAAAGTTCTATTAACTGCGTTATCTGTTGGTTACTCTGTGTCGGTGGGGTTTGCATATTAACACCTTTGAAAAACGCATTTTCACCTATTACCGAGAAATCACCGTCCAAAATCTTCTTTAAGAAAGATTCCGCACTCTGTTTCGTCTTATCATCACTAGCAGATATAAGCATAGTGATTCTAGTTAAGACGCTAGTCATATTTAAAGTAATTGTAGCGTCTGTGTAAAGTACACCATATTTCCCGATAACAGGGAGAATTGAATCTGCAAACGGTGTGTTATTGATAACTACAATATCTTTTCCGATATTGAAAGTTTTATCCAACTTTAACCACGGATTTGCAACGATAAAATCTTTGCCCCTGTAATACGCATCACATTCGCCACCACGTGAACCCTGTAGGGCATACAGTTCGCCGTTAACGTCTGCTATTCCTACGTTTCCACTAGTTTGCAGAATCTTTTCAAGTTCTACCTGTGGAATCGTATCGGGTAAACCTGTGTACTCAAACATCTTTGATGTCATACAAAGAACTCGCTGAAAGAATGTGTCTATGGCTGTATCTTTGTCTTTCACCTGTGCTTGATACAAGTTATAAATATTCTCTTTTTTCATTACTTTACAAGTGTTTTAATTAACGTACAAAGTTCTGTTAACACTTTCGTGTTACTCTGTACGGTTTCGTTTAACTTGTCCGTTTCCTGCTGGTGACGTTCATTCTGTTTCTCCATATAGAAGAAAAGGGCGATACAGACAGCTACAGGAAAACCAACATTACTAACTAGCGATACAATATCGTTTACTTCCATATAGCAAAATTTAACTTTGTTATTTAATGGTGCAAAGATAAACAAAATATCTGAAACGACCAAATAAAACAGGGAAAAATGTTTCACGTGAAACACTTTTTTCCCTGTCTTAACATATTTTAAGTAATAATGTTGCTTCTGCTGCTAGCCATCAAGTAATTGCGCACAATTTCCCCGATTTCGTTATTCTGATAAAATACCTTATCGGTGGCGAAATACTTCGTTATCTGCGATTCTACATAACTAGCTGTAGATAATAACTTACGTCTGTAGTTTGGTTTTCCGTTCATCTGTAGAGAATAAATCAAACTGTTATCCGTGTCCTTAATCGGTGTTGTCTTATTGTGGATATACATGAAGTTATTAACACCGTCTGAGGATTCTACCTGTATTATATTGCCCTGTAATGTCATTTCGTTAAACTGTATGTAGAAAACGAAAAGTACATCTTTCGGGGTATATTTCACAGGTAGATGTGGATATGCTGCGAGTTCCCATTTACCGCCCGTAATCATCTGCAAATTTTGATTATCGAAACAGAAATATTTGTTACTCGCTTTTTGCTTAACAATAGTGCTACAATATTCTACAGCCACGGTCGCACCGTGTTCACCGAATTTATAAATATCTATTGTGCCCTGTTCCATCACTCGCACCTGTTTCAGTCCCATTTCGGTAAAATAGGGGCAAAACTGATTCACGGTGTTACCCAACATAAAAACCTTAACATCATTACGCTGTCTTATGATAGTACTTAACAGGTTCATATACAACATAAATTCATCGGGCAAATAATAACGTCTAGTCAAAAACTCATCGAAAACTATTGTAGTTATGTTTGGATAACTACTACTTTTTTCGTGTTCCTGTTCTGACAGACAGAAACCGAAACAGAACGGCACGTTATCGGGTACACGCTTTTTATTTTCGGGGTCATAGCTTGAAAGAAACCATTTGCCCGAAACGTAAAAGACTTCGTTAAATCTGCCGTTTGTAAGTTCTTCGATAACACCGTTTGAAACGTGGTTTGCAAACAAACTTTCGGCACGTTTGCCCCTTAAATCTTCACGCCATCTACGAATATAAGCCATTTGTTTTCCTGTGCGCAAATATTCTTTGATACCGTACAATAAGGTAGCATAGGTTTTGCCGTTTGAACGTTCACCAAAGATAACGTTATAGTCGGCTTTCTTTGCTAAGATTCTAGACAAAGAATAAAATTTAGGTGTTTCCACCTTTTCTTTCTTCTGTTTCATATTATTCTTTTTTTAATCTGATTCCCATTAAATAATTTATATAAAGTACTGACAAACTCAAAGTGTACCCAGTAGGTTCTAAATGTACCCCTGTCTTTGTGTCATAAGTAGAAACAGTGCCCAAATAATCGGTAATAGTTCCACTTTGTTCGTAATCTACATAGGTATGTATATTCTTACCTGTTGCAGATGGGGGTATGTCTAGATAGTTTGTGAATGCGTCAAAGATTCCGTTTTCACCGAATGTTTCTAACATATAGGGTATAGCAGATTTTTTGTTAACACCCGATACCGTCAAACTGTAATCGTAATCTTTACCGTTTACCGTTAACGCTCCTTTTTCCTGTATCATATAACGTTTTGCACCCAAAGTCTTAAAACGTGTATATCGTCCCTCATAGTCCCAAACACCCAAAGGTTTTGCGATTCCCTTAATCGTGACAGGCTCAACCTTTTCAAACGGTATCTTATGGAACTTACAGGCTGCACGTAACTTCTGTTGTGCTAAATCGTTATAGGCTTTGAAATAGTCTTTATGATTTTCACCGTTTTTTATTTTAACGCTGTCTGTATCACTGTAGATGTAATCGTCACCGCATTCCGCTATACCTGTAAACAGATTCCTACGTGCGTATGCTGTTACATAGATTCCCCACGGATAGAAAAGAAAACGGTTTTTGCTGTCATTGTATTTGTTCAGCATTTCCAAACGTTTTTCACCTGTCAAGTGCTCAACGTCCCACGTTTCACCATCACAGACGATTTCGTCACGCAAAGGGTTTGTTACACTCATACCGTAACAGCTATTTAGCATTTCTTTGCTGTTCAAATACTCTACTTCTTTTCCCTTAACCCCTTTTAGTTTCGTTTTCATTTCATACAGGTGCAAAATGGATTTTATAAACTCTGTGGGCAAATATTCTTTGCGGTAACAAATCATTTTGCCGATTCTGACAGATTCCCACATATAGAACTGAGAAAACACCATGTAATCGATTTCCGTTATAGTCATACAGATTTTACTAGCACAAACCAAACGACCGTTATTTTCTGAAACATTTTCTTTTACGAAACACTTACTAACAGATATTGGATTCTCATTATCTGATTTTGCAAAGATATTGGTAAATTCCACGTCAAACACACAGCAATATTTTGAGGTGACAAACTCAAATTGTTTCATAGACTTAACAGGAACGAAAACACCTGTACTCATAGGAAATTTTTCGCTTACCATCACATAGGGGTAACTACTAGTAAAATCGTAACTATCTACGTTTTCTATTACTTCATCTGTATATTTTGCGTTTGCGTGTGTGAAACCGCCCGAAAAAGCCCTTTGCAGCATTTCGAATTCTTCCATACCTGTTATATTTAAGTTATGAATTTTATCCAAATACTTAAAATTCTGTATGGTTTTACCTGTTTCGGGGTCTGTTGTCTTAAAACACACAGAACGGCAATATTTGCGCACAAAGCCTGTCTTTGTTATCGGCAAATGGGTAATGTTTTTGTATTGTTCAATAAGTTCCTGTATATAACACATAACTACTTTAATATCGTTCAAACAATAACCCATTTCTTTTTGTGTCAACGGTGTTTTGCTGTGCCGTAACAGGCTGTAATCTAAATCACCAATCAACTTTTCACATTTATATTTGTGTAATTGTTCACCGAGTTTTGCAAGTGAATAACCCGACAACAAATAACTACATCTAAACTCTATTCCGTTTTCCGTGATTCCGTAAATAGGTTTTCTAAGGTCTATTGAAAAAACCTTTGCCCATTGAAATAACTCTCTGAAAAATTGGAACTCATAAGCCAAATTGTGAACGTATATAATAATGCGTTTCTTTTCAGACAGGTTTAAAACGTCTGAAATCGTATCTAACATAGTTATAAACTCTTCCCACGTTCTACCAATAATGCAATAACCGTTAATACCAAACTGCCAAACGTACATTAAAGAACATTTTTCCATTTTGGTTTGCTTACCACCTAATTTAATATAACGGTCATAGGTATATGTTTCACCGTCCACGTCACGATAAAAAGATGTAGTTTCTATATCGAAAGATACAGGAACATTTAAGAACTTTTCGCCCTTATTGTTTCCTGTAAAATTCTTATCGTTCACAGCCAAAGACAAAACTTTCTGTATGTCTTTCGGTGTGAACGTTTCGGTATGTAGTGCAAAGGGTATCTTTTTCATTATAAACCAAATTTTTTAAATTCGTCTAGTATACGCTTTAACGGTTCATCTGTATTATAAGAATCCACGTCATTTATGAATGCTTCTGCATTCGGGTCATTGCCGATTTGCTCTAAGGCATCATCTAAGGCATTTTCAATCTTTACCGCATCATCTTCGATTTGGTCTGAAACGTCTTTGGATTCCTGCTCCAGTTCACCTGTGAAATCCTTATATTGCATTAAATACTGTTCCAAAAAACGCTCATCTGAAACACTTGCAATTTTGCCCATTAATTTATTTTGCATAAGGGTAAAACTTTTATCGTCCAAATCATAGGCTTTTTTCAAGTGTCGCGCATATTCTTTCGTACCTGTTGCAGTAGATGTTGGCTGACGTAAAAAAGAAACCGCTTTTGAGTACTCTATCTTTAAATCTTCCCAACTTTGGCGCATAGAGAATTTAGTGAAACCTGTTATATTACCTTTGTTAAGGGCAACAACAGCGGGCGAAACTATACCCGTTCTTTCCACGTTCTGAATGCGTCTGTTTGCTTGCTGAAATACACGTGCAATCTCTTTACGCAAATAGCCACGTGATTCTACAGCAGTTAATATTTGCTTATCTAATTGCACTTTGCTAGTAAGTGCAAACGTTTTATTTGTAAACCCTATAGGATTCTGTTTAGCCATTTTAAGAAAGATTTAAATTAAACAAAGACAGGGGCAAACAAAAACCAATTTGCCGCCCCTGTGAAATCAACCTTACACTAACCACTACTTATCAACGAATGTAATACCGTAGCACTTCTTTGCATGTGATTCATATTCGTAGATAGTATATCCCACCTTATTTGCTTTGATAGCGTCCACCGCCTCATTATCTGCTAGAATTTCTCGCACTGTGTCACCTGTGAACTGTGGTAAGTTCACTAAACGTTTGTTCTCAGCGTCAATAATCACAGGTGAATCACCCAACTGTGATTTGTGAACGTACATACCGTTAATAGGGTGAACCACATCACCGCCACCGTCTTTCTCGCTGTTGTAGATGTCTGTTAACTTAACAAATGGAAAATTGGTTGTATCAATACCGAAAGAAGTTTTATTAAACTTACTTGCAAAACTATAATTTTTTGGCATAACTTTATAAAGTATTTAACGTTAAACTCTGTGTTACCTGTGGTGTGGACTACTTAACTTCGTTCATACCGTTTGCGGCTGCAAACTCATTCAGCCATTTCTTAAAACGGTTCAACTTGATAACAGCCTTATCATCTTTGGCTACTTCGTTACTAGTCATCAAAGCGTTTACGCTTGTAATACAGTTAAAAACTGCCTCATTAAAATTTTCGTTCATAATTACCTAATTTAAAATGTTAAACTTATATGTTTCTTAAACACGGTGCAAAGATACGGCATTTTTGCAAAACCACCAAATTTTTTCTGTTAAGAAATCTTAAAGAATAAAATTAATATCTGTTAACACTTCGTTTCACGTGAAACATTAATAACAGGTTGTTCCACGTGAAACAATAACAGGCACAAAAATGTTAACAAAATTAGTAAAGTTTAACAATATTAACAGTGTTAATTAACAG